GCCAGCAGGTGCTTGGGATAACTTGAAGGATGACTTTGAGATGACCCCAGAAGATGAGTATGTCATCGGCTTTGACGGTTCTTGGAAGAATGACTCCACCGCTCTTGTAGCAGTATTACTACCTAAAGAAGAAGGCGATCCTTTCCGAGTCAAACACATCAAGTCTTGGGAAAAAGACTTTACCCTTGATGATGACTCTTGGCGAGTAGACAAACATGAGGTTAGCCAATACCTGCTTGACCTATACAGCCAGTTCCCAAAGATGAAAGAACTAGTCTGTGACCCTTCCTACTGGGAAGATGAGCTTTGGGATTGGAACGCTGCTGGGCTTCCTGTTGTTGCCTATCGCAACTCGACTGATCGCACTATCCCTGCCACCGCCAAGCTCTTTGATGCGATTATGTCTGGCGCTTTAGTCCATGACGGCTCACCTTCTATGGCTCGCCACTTGGATAACTGTATTCTCAAGATTGACAACAGAGGCGCTCGCATCACTAAAGACTTCCGCCAACCAAAATTGAAGGTGGACAATGCCATTGCCCTAATGATGGCTTATGACCGCGCAAGCGGTAGAATGGAAGAACAGGTTGTACCGCAATTTTTCGCATAGGCAGGGCTAATGGCTGGCATTTTTGATTTCTTTAGAAAAGAAGATAGAGCAATTTCTTTTCAGACTGTTTGGGGCGCTGGCTTCGATACCGAGATTGTGAACCCTTCTGGTGTGAACATCAACCAAAACACAGCCTTTGAGGTTGTTGCTTTCTGGTCAGCAGTCAGCCTAATCAGCGCCACCGAGATTGGCAACAACATCATCAACATAGCGGCAAGACAAGAGAACAGACTTCCGTTCCTCATAGTTCATCACCAATCCTTTTCCTTTATAGGCCTTGATAAATTGATCTGTATTCAGCGAAACAATTACTTGACCATCATCGCCAGCAAGTGTTTTGCACCGCTCTAGGAAGCGAACATGGCCTGAGTGGTAAAGGTCAAAGGATCCGCCAGTATATACTCTCAATCCCATCGGTTAGCCCTTCTGATTGCCAGCGACCACTCGCCGGCGGTGTAATCGCCTTGTTCTTCTTTATCTACAAACAGGTTGGAGTTAGCCAAATAAGATTTGACATTGACTTGTTCATAACCAGCCTTGAGGGTGCTGGAGTTGTCATGGTGGACTTTAGCTTGAATAGTTTTCTTAGGCACACCGGCTTTATCTACTCGGCGCTCTAGATCATTGTCATCAAAATAGAGCGGATAGAAGCGTTCATCATACAAGCCGACCTTTTCGACCATACCCTCGCCAAAGACAACTGCTGACCATTGAGGCACAATATCTAGAAAGTTCAAAGCTCTAGTATCCACCTCAGCAGCGACAATTTCCAAAGACCCAGGCTCAAACCAAGCATCATCATTTACAAGCACCCAATAAGGCGCATAAGGTGTGGACTTGACAATTAGATTCCAAGCACCAACTAAGCCAAGCCCAAAAGGTACTTGTATAACCCACATCTTTTTTACTAGTTCTGGCTTGCTAGGTGTCCAAGACTGAGTGCCAGAATTATCAATAATTACTAGGTTCTCTACTGGGTAATCTATCGAGGCAAGTAGACGCTCGGCTAAGTCAAAGCGCTTTAGAGTGCAGAATCCGAGGACTGGTATCACTTCAAGAGTTTTTTCATAACTGGCAACCAATACTTATCCCAAACAGTATCCACATCAAACTGCTTGGCAAAGTCCATAGCAATCTGGCTAGGGCCACGCTCTGCCTTGTAAGCCAGTTCTAAAGCATTGACAATAGAAGGCACTAGCGGTGTAGTCCAGATAGCATTTTGCCCAGCATCCCAAGTTGGCTGACCTTCGACAAGCCAAGAGTCCTCAGCAACTAGATCTGGGGTAGCCGCCCAGTTAGAGCCGATGACCCTTGTCCCTGCCGCCTGTGCTTCCACACAGGGCAATCCAAAGCCTTCACCCATTCCAGGTGCAAGCAAGACATCCATAGCCGAGTAAAGAGCTGCCAAATCCTGTTGGCTCATTCCATACTTGTAGTCCACCATCGGCGGAAACATAACTGCCTCTTTAGGAATACCAAAAGACTGAAGCATCGCAATAAGATTCCAGCCACCAGCAGCACCTAGAGGCTCTGTGTGTAGGTAAAGCACCGCGTCTTTGTGGCGCTCGCGGAAGATAGAGAAAGCCAGCAAGTTTTCAGAAAAAGACTTGCGGTGAACTAAGCCCGATGACTTGTTGGCCGCGTTCATGCCAACAACAAACTCATCTGTTAGACCCATGAACTCTCGAACAGGCACACCCTGAATTTTGCCAGTAGGCTTGAAGATTTTGGTATCAATGCCATGAGGCACATACTCGCACTCAATACCTTTGGCTTCCATAGCTCGAACACCATTTGGGGCCATTGCTATCGGTGTGACATTCTCTTTGCGAAGCCAAGCCTCAACACCTGGAGTTAGTCCGGCGTGGTCTACTGGAGTCCAAGAACCAATGTTGATTGAATCCCAAGCCTTTCCCTTTAGCACCCAGACATCATAAAGAGTAATTAGAGTGTCAGGCTGTTTAGGATTCTTAGATTTCCAATGAGCGTGGTGCATTGGTGCAACATCATTAGAGTAAGGATCAAGTCCTCGAGGATAAACAGGAATTTCACCATAAGGTGTTTTGAAAGACTTGAGCGAACCCTCAGCACCATAGTTTGAGGAAGCGGCAACATCCGCACCATCTCGCTTTAGGCGGTTTACAAGGTATTCGGCTTGCTGGCCATAGCCAGTAGATTCACCTGGACTATTGCTCCAGACAGTTACAGTTCCCTTAAGTTTGCGCGTAGTCATAAGAACACACTAGCAAATAAATCAGGGTAGAGGAAAACCCCCAACTCCCTACGCAGAGTTGAGGGTTTTCCGGTCTTTACCCTAAAGGGTGGCTTATGATGCGCCGCCCTTGTAGAACTTGATGTGAGCTGCGTGAGTCAATCCACCGTCAAGGCGAGTTAGGCCTCGGTAAGTGATGACATCGCTGTTGAAAGCGTAGTCAGCTGACTGGTCTACGCGAACTCCACCGGCCACGCGCACCTTGAATGAATCTAGTGCGCCAAATAGGATGCTCTTTGCACCGGTAGCAACTGCAGCCAAACTTGGGTTCTCAAACACATTGAAACCAAGCAAGGTTGCTGGCTGACCAGGAACAGCAGAGTTAGTCCAGATGTAGTTACCTGCACCATCCTTTAGCTTGCGAGCAGCAGCGATAGCAGTTGTAGACATCTGGAATCCAGCTGAAGGCAACTGGCGAGCAGAGCCATCTACTGAGTAAACCAAGTCAATTAGGTTCTCATAGGTAGCCGCACCAGCAACACCAGTTCCACCTGTTACAGCAGATCCTGCAGCAGCAACTAGCTTGGTGGTCAATACTGAGTTGGTCTGAAGACCGATTGACTTACCAAGTTCGGTAGCGATGTATGACTCAATTGGGAATCCTGCATCACTTACTAGTTCTGAAGATAGGCTAACTAGCGCTCCGTACTTCTCAGCACCAAGAGTGATTGATGAGAAGGTTGGGTTGCTTTCGGTGATTGCTGAACCAGCAGCAACAGAACCAACTGAAGAAGTGGCTGTTACTGTCGGGATTACAAGCGATTCTCCGCTCTGAGTGTTGAAAATCTCAGAGGTCTGAAGCATTGGGCCAACAAGCTGTGCAATCTCAAATACGCGGTTGTAGAAAGACTGACCAACTGTGTTAGCAGATGGAACTAGAGCAGCGCGTGATTCGCGAGCGAACTCATGTCCGCGAACTTCACCGCGAGCAATTGCGCGAAGCAAGTCTGCATCTGAAGTTGAAGCGGTTGCGGTTGGTGCAAATGTGGTTGCAGCAGCAGTAGCCTGAGCAGCGCGCTCTTCTACTCGCTGTGCGGTTGCGATTGAAGCATCGCGTTCTGCAATGTCCGCCTCTAGGCGATCAATCTTTTGTAGTTCTTCAGCAGAAAGTCCGCGCTTCTCAGCCTCAGCGAAGTCAATAACTTCACGCATCTGAGCAACTAGGTTGTTGCGAACTTCTGCCTGGTTCTTAATGAACTCTGACATAGTTTTTCCTTTGATTGGATTGGATTATTGATTTCTGCCGAGCAAACTCAGAGCAGACAAGAGGCCGAGCAAACTCAGAACCTAGTAGCAATTCTACCAAAGGTGTGTAAATGAAAATAAAAGCACAAAACTCCTAGACCGAGAAGCTCAATCTAAGAGTCTTGTAAAGTTAGATGCTCTGTGCCTGAGAATGCTCTGGCGGTTTCACCTAACTCCCACTATGAACCATCAAGGGCCGAGGAAACCCCCACAAGTTAGTGGCAACTGTGGGCCACTTATAGTATAGCGAAACCCCCGACTGGAAAGGGGGTCAGTCGGGGGTCTTATCTCGCTCGAAAGGTATTAGCGAGTTTCCTTTACTTCAGCCACGCGGGTTTCGGTGACCGGTGTAAAACTCTTAGCTTCTTTGGTAGGAGTGTTTAGCAAGTCTAGCAGTTCTTTTATTGCACCTGTGCTTGGATCACCAGATACTTCTTTTACTACCTTGATTGCTACAGCAATTTCTTCATTAGTCGGCATTAGATTCCCATCATTAGTAAGGCTAGTTTCTTTTGCTTTAGAGCCAAGATGTCACCTTCGACTTCTTGGACATCTTCAGTCTTTGTTAGGCGAGAGATTACATCGGCAACAGCAGCGCCTTCGGCTGGGTCTAGTTCTTCACCATTCTCAACCTTGAACAATGCCTCGGCTAGAGTATCGGCTGAGATGCCATCGCCTGAGCGAACTGATACTGTGCCAGCGGTTGCTTCATAGGCAGGCGTAGAAACTAGGCTGACCTCATAAAGAGATACATCTTCTAGGTAGCGAGTCTGTCCATCCTTTGACCAAGAGTCACGCTTGACTGAGAAACCAAAGCTCATTGAGTCCACAACACCTGTGCGAACTAACTCAGCAATGTCGCGCCCAAGAGTTGTATCTGGCAAAGTTGCGGTTACTTTTAGGCCACGCTCATCTTCAACCATTTGAAGTGAACCGTTGCGAGTTGAGGCTAGAGGGTTTGAGGTGTCATGATTCCATAGCAACATCATCCGGTTGCGAGATTGTAGAGAGCGCTTGAAAGCGCCAGGCTTTACATACTCGGTAAAAGGTAGCGGAAGGCTTGGCTGGTCAAAGAGTGCGGCATAGCCTGTAAAGGAACGGCCATCCCCCTCGGCGCGAAGTTCGATGTGGTTAGTGCGAGTTTCATTTTTACCTAGAGCGCGAGCCTCATCTGAAGCGCCTTCTAGTTTTGCCTTGATAGCCCAAGCAGCTCGAATCCACTTATCGCGTGACTGTACCTGGAAAGGAACATCTGGAATGTCGGCTGGCATAGAAGGGTCTTGAGTTGGTTCTTCCATTTCTGGCTCGCTAACAAGAGAGTTAATTTTCTTTAGATCAGCAATAGGCACAATTGCGGTGATGCCCTCTGGTGTCCAGATACCATCCTCTTCATCCCAGATAGCAACATGGGCATCAGTTTCCATAAGCTCGGAAACAACACCAGCATAAGATTCGATTTCGGTGGTCTGGATAACCCAAGCGACAGTATCGCCAACTGCTAGTTCATCTGGCAATGCGCGGTTAGTGTTCATTCTTTGACTTTCTTCATCTGCTCTAATTCTAGCAACAACTGATTCAGCATAGGCTAGGGTTCTTTCTGCTGCTCGCTTTGATGGGCCTGAACCCCAAAGTAGGTGTGCGACAACTCCAGCACTCGGATAGTTATCTGAGGCTGGGTCTGCATCTGGAGAATCTAAATCTCCAAGGTGGCGAGCAATCCAAGCGGCAATGCGAATCCATTTGTCATCGCTAATGTTGCCGTCTGCCATCTCTCGAGCTTCGCGAATAGTGCGCTCAACTAAGCCATCTCCGCCTAAACCTTCAGCGTAGTATTCCAGCCCTCGCCTTGCGGCTACTCGCATATAAGCAGGTGCTTCTTGGTTGATTGCTCTGGTCGAAAGTTGTTCTTCAACAGTTAGGTCAGTCATTGCCATCCAATCTATTTCTGCCTCATGACTGAGAGCTTATTGCTGTTGATAAGGGAAGTGGCGTTGATAGTTGCCGAAGGTAATAGTTCCATCAAAAGTTCCTCGCCAGGTCTTAGAACATAAGAGTCATTGACTGTTTCTAGCCAGATGTTGTTATAGCCGTTGTAATGCTCTGAGAATCCAAGTTGAAAGAAAACATTGGTTGTCTGGTTTCCTAGATTTACAAAGCGCATCCCATAAGTGGCTGAAGTAAAGGAAACTCGCTAATACCTTTCGAGCGAGA